GGCATTGGCACCTCGCTCCCTCCTACAGCTCCCGACCGGTCAAGCACTGTCCTTCCAGTAAGGACGACCGGGGTGTCTTGGAACACCAGTTGCGCGTCGGACCCGGACCACTAGGTCATCCGGGCGTGCACGAATTCTCCATCGCCGCTTAGCGGACACACTCCAATCTGGGGTCATCGTCGGAAACATCCGACTATCCAGGTGGTACATGCGCCATTCAGACGGGCCGAAAGAGCTCGCACACGGTGGGATCTACGAGGTTGGCGATAACGCCCGCACCTCTCCACTATAGCCGATTTTGGCTTAATTTGCGTGTCAAAAGGACACAGCGCGCATAAAGGAACACCCCCTCCCTCTAACCAAGGGTAGGAAGCAGCGGCACAACCTTCAGATCAGCAGTAGCACCAGCAATAAGAGTGTTGTTGAACGTTAGGGTCGTACCCACAAGGACGTTGACAATCATCTCCTGGATCATGCTGGCAGTCGCAGATCCGGCGACCAAAGGGTTCGCAGCGAGTCCAGAAAGACTGGAGAAAGTCGCCGCACCAGACAGAGCAGGAGCTCCCGTCTGAGTCGCCGTACCAGCTTCAACGGCGTACACAACGAGGTACTTACCGGCTTGCTGAAATGTGAGTACTTCACCCGCAATCAACGCATAAGCCGTTGATCCCGCCGCCGGAACCTGAGTTCCGAGCATATTGGCGGTAGTGGGGTTAGCACTCGTGACGTGCTGGGAGGAGAGGGAAGAAAGACCTGAGGCGCCGAGCTGAGGCGTGATGAGAGTCACGTCATACTCGACCCAAAGCTTCCCCCAAGAGACCGCAGTGCCGTCGACAGTACACGCAAAGAGATTCCCTGCATCATAGGTCTTGATGTCCAGGTTCGCTGCCAAAGGGGCAGTGCGTATAAACTTCGACGGTCCCAGAGCGTGCAGCGCCTCAGCGCGAAGCACGCAGCAGATATCCTTCCACGGAGCGTCTTCCTCGACGTCTTCGTAGCTTGAAGCAATCTGCTCAGAGGCCGGCGCAGCATCCGCTGCGTCGTAGTCTGGGACAAGCATCATGGAACCAGGCACATTGCTGCCGGTCCTTGTGTAGTAGCAAAATCGTAGCTTATTGAATCGATACCGTTCCCATCCCTGAGCTTGTGAAGCCAGCCAGGGGGCAAACGCCGGGAGACCCGGATTCAGAGGGATTGTCTGCGCAACGGCAAAAGCACCGCTGCCAGTCATAGAGCCAATGAGCTCCCTATGAACGATCCGCGCTTGATCGCGCGAAGCTTGAACGAGTGGCGCACGGGTCGACTGACCTGTCGCGTACGCCGCCGCTACACCGACTTGCCCACGGGGGGGGCGAGCCATTGATGCACCGAGCCGGGCCTTGCCCGTATCTCGATTTGCACTCTGCGGTCTCGGACCGCGACCACGACCCTGAACGGGGTTCCGTGGCTTCCCAGCCGCGTTCGGCTGATTGGGCCGGGCATTCTTACCCTGGCTATTGTTGTTGTTGGACTTGTTCATGTATTGGATCCCGCTGAACAACGGGACTATTCATCTCCTGGAACGCATGGCACGTTACTAGTGAAGAGCATTGGATGAGCCGGGATCGTGAAGCGCAAAGCGCTCTCCCCCAACACTATCGTACTCGACCATTTCACGGGCAAAGCGCCCATCAGTGTAGTCTCTCGGCATTTACCGCTGTCATCGAAGACAGAGGGCTAGTAGGCCCTCGCGGATTTAGCTACGTAACTGTTTACCTCACACTCAGAGGGAGTAGAGAACGTTTTGGACGGTTTACACCAGGAAACCCAATCCCACCCACGCGGTTCATGACACGACTAAAGGCTTAATAACCACGCACTCCGAGAGGGCGGTCGCGCAAGGCGCCATGGGGGGTCAAGCAGTTTAACGACATGCTAAGGTCCTGAGTCCAGACAACATTGAGGGAGAGGGCAACGCCCCCCTCAGATCAACGTGCAACCGCCGATGGCGAAGCACTCCACCAGGTCACGGGAACCTGCATCTGCCACCTCCTAACGGAGCACACCGAACCCCAGGGACGGATCTGATCCATTCCCAAGGGGAGCCATTCCCTCTTCTCAACCCACGGACACGACACCTCGTCCATCGACAAAGGCTCGTAACCTGGAATAGGCCGACCGAAAGACGGTCGCAAGGAAGAGTTCAACAAGATCGTTGAGGCAATTTTACGGTCGTGCTTCGATACGCGCCACCTCCATGATACAGGAGGGTCTATCCCCATCCCGCCAAGCGAGATTAGAAGGAACATATTACGCGTATGAGGACGAATGCGGTCGGAAAACTGAACCGAAACCATGCATTCGCGGGCGATCTCCCTAGAATTAAGTGAGATAAATCGCCCCAACAGGGCAGCCTGTTTACCAGGCAAAGAACCCGCCAGAAGGCGGTTGACATTCGCACAGTAGCCCAGGGCTGGATCAGCCCCATAGTGCGCAACGGCGAGTCCACGGGACTCACCCTCCGACAAGAACACCTCGACGTTCTGGTCATCAGATTTTCCAAGCACCTTGTGCTGGCCAAAGAACAGGCCTACATTAAGGAAATCGATCTGCCAGGGCGTCCTAGGCACTTCAGTTACCCCCTCCGGAGTCACACGGTAATCAACCCGGGACTTCTGTAGAGCATAGTGGCAACTCGTGCTATTAACATTGAGGTAAGTCGGATGGTGATACGCCTTCCCGACGCTCATATTGAGCCCAACCTTTCCAGCGACGCTCACGTGCTTCTCCCAAAGAACAGGGGGAGCAGCGTAGACCATGTCGTCACCGTTCACAAGAACGTGATTCAATCTCTCGTCATCAGACCAGCCGTGCTGAACACCAGCCGTCACCTTGAGATAAACTCCAAGGTTAGCGAGACAGAGAATAGGGAAAGAAAGAATTGAGCCCATGAGCTGACCATTCATCTGCACGCCTTTGGATACCGGCGCACCCCACTTGTCCTTCCTCCGTTGAGGATAGAGCAATTCATGGGGTCCGAGAACGCGAAGGGCGTACTCGTAAGTCCTCTGATCTAGATTACCCAGTAGGAAGCGCAAGATGCGCCCTGAGTACTTCCAGGAGAGGCCGTCGGTAGCGGCAGAATAGTCAACGGAGAACCACTCCCAAGAGTTACCCGCCTTCAAAGAGAGGTCGAGGACATCCGTTGGAGAGAATGGTCGTCCGATTAGTCGGAAGCATGGCATCGCGCGAAGCGCACCGTGCAAGGCCTTCTGAATAGGTCTCATCGCGTAATAGGGCAAAGACTCACCCTTAGAAATCACGCGTACCTTAAAAGGCTCAAGCACAGCCTGGATCACGGCACGAAGAGGCCGGCCATAAGTGCGATTCAAATAAACGTTGTGGAGCGAAACCCAATCCTCCCGTCCGTGCTTCTCACGAACCTCGGCGCACACGTTCGTCATCCGGCCAGAGCCGTCGAAACGATGAACCACAGGGTAGAAACGCATCCTGACGAGGGCATCACCAGACCTAGTGAACGGAACCGTCTTCTGCGACAATGTCGCCGGTTCCCGGGTCATGGGATAAGCCCAACCGCCAAGGGCGGGAAGGGGGTCGTCCAGAGGCTCACAGCCATCATCAGACGCAACCTCAACATCTTCCTCCTCATAGATCTCACTCTCCAGGCCAGACAAGACAACAAGAGTCGTCTGCTGTCCCCCCTGCGACCGCGGCAATTCATAGCACGCTGACGTCGAGGGAGCCAGAGAGGGAAAGGAAGGAATACTCCGGAAAATCTCCGTGAGACTGCTCCGCGCCCTTTCGAGCACGCGTTGAAAGCAGGGGTCCTGGAAAATCTTGTCGATCGTAGAGTCGACACCAGGATCCACAGACGTCAGAGCAACCAAATGCTTCTTATACGTCTCCTCCACAATGGCATCAGAAGCGGGCAGCGCCGAGCGCTTAGCCTGCAGCCAGGAGTACCAGAGATGAGTGTTGCGTCGATTAAAGACAGTGAGTCTCTGACGCATCCATTTTCTGAGGCAGCCGGACGGTCGGAAATCCCGATCACAACTGGCTGGAAGTTCGTTCCTAAGATAACGCGCGAGAGGGTAGGTCAGTAGCCATTTGGCCCGCTGTAACCACACCATCTCATCGACCGCGTCATCCAGGAGTGCGGAGAGCTGCAGAGGCAGTTCCGCCACGACCTCACGTCCAGCACCATGGTGCTCCAGGACTAGAATGAGGCCGCGAACTAGGGCGTTCGTCCGTTCAGGTAGGGAAACCACCTGCTCCGAGGACGTCCGGGCAGGATGGTGGGGGCACTCGCCCCCGCTGTCTTGCAATTCAGTAGCGAGCATTTTTGA